TCAAATTCTTGCCAAATATCGTGGAACTTTTCTATGCTGTAAGTGTACTCCATTATAGTACGCCTCCGCCTTCAAATACATAGTCTGTTGCATAGTAGCGAATATCAGACGTTTTACTTGATGTTCTGATTCTAAACGTGCCGTAATAGCCCATGCCCGACGCCATTTGCCAACGTGAGAACGGCATGATGTTTCCACCCCATTGTACATTGTCCCAAGTGCCAGAATCCCAAACGCCTGCGTTGGTAGCAAGAAGGTTATAGGGTTGTGGTGGTTGAGAATCTAAATCAAAATTAAGGTTAATCTGACCGGAAAACGCAAACGCATAATCGTAGCCCATTGACACTTTAGCCATCGTCCAACGCTTAATCTGACTTTGACTGCCAAAGGCAGAAAAAGCAGGTAAAAGGTCGGTATTGATGACTTCGCCATCATCAGTTGGCCCATCCCAAAATTTAAAGACTTTGCCGCCTTGTCCGAAATACATTACGTTGTTAACAAACGCCCAACAGGTAGCATTAACGCCTGTAAAACGTGACCATGACCCGCTAATGGTGTTCATAACGTATTGGTCAAACTGCGTTGAACTGATTGGTACGTTAATAAACAGCATATTATTAGGTGGGCTTAACACGACTTGCCAACCGTAATTTCCTGCATACGCTACGGTTGCATCAGTAATACGTTTTTGTATTTTGTTTGTGATAGACGTTTTGACGTTAACACGGCTAGACATTAACCACTGTGACAAAGGAACTAGACCATCTTTGTTTAGCAGTAATATGTCGCCCCCGAACTTAATTGTGCAACTGCGCCCTACGGGTGAACCACCATAATACACGCCATTAAGCGACCATGTATCGGCTGACGCAGGGTTTGTTCCGCTATAGACGGCAATCTCACCTACCGTAGTAATGACGACAAAATAGTCATCCATACCGTTACCGGCGTCAAGCGTCCATGTTTCAATCTTAGCAATACTGCCGCCATTGATAAACAAAGGTGCAAAGTCAAAAGAAGTTGCTGTGCCAGCAATCGAATCAGTCGCTAAATACCAGCATTTCATGCTGTCTTTTTGGACAAACCACGCTCTGCGATGATGCACTAAAACGCCAACAAGTAGGCTTGTGTCAACGCCTGTGATAGCGTAAGGTGTTGATACGCCCGTCACTTGTTGCCATGTTGTGCCGTTATAGAGAAGCATATAATCTTCGCCATTCACAGCAAGCGTAAATGTGCCGCCTGACGTTGATACTTGACCAAAATACCATCTAGCGTTAGAAAGCCCTGTAACAACTTCAGTTGGCGCGGTAGGTGTTTGCGCCGTTACGTTCCACACACTGCAATCGCCAGCGTCGTCAGCTACCGCAAAGACACGCGAAACGCCGTCTTGCCCGTCATAGGTGATAAACGATTCAATATCGCCCGCTATGCCACTTGACCACAATGTGTAGCCTTTGCGCGATTGCAATTCAGTAGGCAAACAAAACCAGTTGTCGATGATGACCGCCTCGTTAGGCGACATTGCGGCTAATTGATTGACCGCATTCCACCCGCCGATTGGCGCGGTGACAGTGACGGTACCTGAAGTTTGGCGTTTAGGTCGTAACATTGCTCACCTTACGAGGTAGTATTTCCATACCCAGTGTCGGGTATATTGTTCTGAGTGAGTAGTATATTTGGATAGCGTGGCGCGAGGGATAGTGTATCTGCGCCGCTTTCCGCTGCTTTCCATTTCTCCAGCTCACGAGTGTAATCTTGAAGCACTGCTGTGGTGTCAAAACCTTTAATCTCAAATAATTTGAGCTTTGTACCAAGCACCATTACGCGGTCAGGAAACAGCGTTGTATCGGTATCAACTGTTAATCGTGTCTTAGGTGTTCCGTCAGCCGCTACAACCCATGCGTTAGAAACGTACTCAAAGCCCATTACTAACACTGCGGTAGGCGCAGGCCAGATAGTGAACTTGTTACCCATCATTCTAAAGCGCATACGAGGGCCTGTCGTAACATAGCTTGCTTTAAGCCATTGCCACTCTTGAGCGTCTTTAGGCCCGATAATTGACCAACGATTTGATTTATTGTATTGGGTTTTGTCTACCATCCGCGCGAAGTCGCTAGGCATTGCATACTTAGCTTGACTAAATGTAATGGTAATGCCTGTTGCAGTGGCAGTAGCAGGAATAGAAGTTGTAGCCGTTGTTGTACCAACAAAAGTGACAAAAGTGTCTTGTGACAACCCTTCGCCAATGGCCATAAAATCAGTCGATAACCCTGTTACTGACGACAAATTGGTGATGGTGGTTGAACCTTCAGTAACGTCACCCGTATATTGATAGTAAACCGTTTCAAAACGGTATTCTGCCGCTAAGGCTTGCCAGTCACGCTCAGTTGATAGCGTGTCGCCTGTACGGTTCATCAGCGCTTGAATTTGAAGCACTTGAGGGTCTGTTGATGTCGCCACTTGCGTGGGGACAGGCAAACCTATTTCTAAACAGACATCTTGAACATTCGTAAGTAGGTTTGCCATGCGTTTTATTCCTTAACGGTTCTAACTCTTTTGACTTCAGGTGGTTGTGCATCCATCAAAATTTTCATTTGCGCTTGAAGCTCTGCAATTTGGTCAGATTGAGCTTTAATTAGTTCATCAGCGTCTATTTTACCACGATTTAAAAAGGCTTGTGCTTTATTGCGAAGTTGTGTGCCGCCCATAATACGGATAAACGCCGCGTCAGGTGCGCCTGCAACTTGTTCAATATATCTAAACCCTTGGTAGGCTAGCTCAATGCGGAGTGTTTCGGCAATTTCTGGCCATTCCTCCATTGGCGTACCTTTAATATCTTTTAAGCCTTTATAGGCTTGCCATTGCCGTGCAAAACGGGCTTTGTGGTTATCGTCGGCAATCGTGTCAATTGACAGTGATTTATCGCCGGGTACATTGATTCGGATAAAGTCGTATTCTTGCCCATCGTGCGTTCCAATGTAGAATGAAACGTCTAAGTAAGCATCGCCGCCGGTATCGCCGACATAAGAAAGTTGTTCGCTCATATTTAATCCTAGTTAGTTGGCGGTAAGCCGTCTAGCTTACCGCCTTAAAAATTATACTACTTGACCTTGGTGGAATGGACGGTTGATTTGAATCAACGCCAAGCCAGAGCTAGGTGTACCTGTTGTGGTAGATACTTTAGCATTTAAGATTTGCTCACCGTTTACTTGAGCATCATCAACACTGCCCGGAGTTGCCGCTAGCATAAATACATCAGCGCCAACAGTCATAGCGTTAGGCGCTTTAACCGCAGCGATACCTTGAATCTGATACCAGCCGTATTGTGATGCTACGTTAGCAGACATCGATACAGCCACTTGACCAACGCCGCCAGTAGCAGGCGCTAAAGTAGTTGTGGCTAAGTATGAGTCATAAGTGACTAATGAGCCCACAACAGTTGATGCAACGCCTTTCAAATAAATGAATTCGCCAGCGCCGTAAGTTGGGTCTACCGCAGTAACGATAGTGCCTAATGCGTGGTTCTGTGTGGTATCAGTAAGCGCGATACCTTGAAAACCCGCTAAAGGGGTCGTAATGTTATAAGCCATGAATGCCTCCTAGGTTGTGCTGAATGTTGCGTTGAATTGCGCACCAGAACAGGTTAACGCGCCAGAGAAGCCCATTAAGCGAACAATCGCGTCTTGGTTAACTGCTTGACGGTCGCCGCCGATTGGCACGAAATTACGGTCTTTGTGAGGACGGAAGTACACATATTTTGTGTTAATAAAGTCCATACGAGTTGCAGTTTGGTTGCCGCCGATACCGCCACCAAGTACAACGTCAGCAGAGCCAGCGCCGCCGTAGAATTTCAACGCAGAGAAACCTGCCGCGCCTAATTTATCGTCAGTGATACGTTGGATTGCCTGCAAAGACGCTAAGTAAAGCGAATAGGCGGTTGAGCCTGCATAAATTAAATCAACATGGTCTGTGCCACGAACAACTGATAACGCGACAGTGTTCATGCTGTTTTGAATGTTAGCCGCTGTTGCCGCTGCGCCAGTCAAACCAGTTGAAGTGTACGCGCCATTACGCCAGAAAGTCCATGTAGCACGGTCAATACCGCCGTAAGTACCTGTACTTGGTGAAGTGCTAATCATAGCCGCTAAACCAACTAAGTTTTTACCTGCGTTACCTGTACCGTCGCCATGTAAGTCGATGTCGATTTTGTTGTTAAGTCTTGCTTCAGCAATTTCAACACGGGTAGCAAGCAATTCAATCATTGCTTCTTTGCCGCTGTTAGCAAGCATTTCAGGGCCAGAAATCGTTACAGCGTCTGCATAGTGTTTCAAATTAAACTGCGCAGCACTGATTGGAGAATCAGGCGAAATGTTGATAGTTTCGTAACCGCTATAGCTTGACGCATAATTGGTTGCAGGGTCGTTATAAAACAATTCTTGCAAAATGGTTGAACCACCGCTGATTGTTTTTACGTTACCGCGTTCTTTCAAACGAAGTAATAACGCGTTGTTGTTTGTTAAGTTATCTTGAGCCGATTTGGTACGGCTTTCGATGGTGGTTGCGATAATGTCACTAATCGCGCTGTTTGCAAATGCCATTGCTTAATCCTCGTAAAATTTAAAATCCGTGAAGGCGCATTGCCTGTCTAACGGCTTCTTCAGTAGTTGCAGGGATAACGGTTCGGTTCGCGCCCGCAGGTGAACCTTTAACCGATACCGCTGCTGCCTTTGCTGCCTTTGCAGCTTGGTCTGCCTGCGTTAAATTTTGACGATTCCCGCCGCCTTGCTGTTGAGCATAGACTTTTTGAAACGTATTATCGTTTAACCGCAATGCTTTTTCATAAGCATCATCTAAGTCATTTGCAAGTCCACGTTCTAGCAGGTCTGCCATCGTTGACTGCACCTCAGTAAAATACTCATGACGTTGCGCAAAATCCGAAATTTTAGACTGAATTTGAGCGTCTTCGTGATTTTGTTTAAATTCCGAAGCCTCTCGCAGTTGTCGTTCTTTTTCGTCTAACTGCGCCTTAAGATTGTGCATGGTCGGGTCGTATGGCAAGCCGGCTAGCTGGTTCATATCAATCTGATAATCATGCGCTAATTTCATTAGCATTTCCGCTTTTTCTTGGTATGACCCTCGACGAAGCGTATGTTCTGTTTTTAGAAGATTGAAAAACGCGACGTCTGGCGCGACTTGCATCTCGTCTAAATAATTTTTATATGGGGCAATCGACTTATCAATGGTTTTAGCAAAGTTAGCCGCTGATTTATACTGCTCTATCCCTCTGTGGAACTGTTCTTCACGCTCTATGATATGCTTCTGTACAGTTTCTGGCAACTTTTCTAACTCGGCTGCCGCTTCGGCTTTCCATGATTTCCAAGGAGAGCGTTCAGGAGGCGGTGCTTTTACTTCTTCTTTTACGGTTTCTTCAGGTTCGCTTGTAGATGTTGATTCTTCAAGTTTATCCAGCTCACGCCCAATAATATCATGGGTAGATTGACTTTCTTCTTCTACTGCAACTTCTTCAACTGAGTCTTCAGTCGTCGTTTCTTCGCTCATTTGGAGTCCTTAGTTAGTTTATTCTTGCGGCAATTTCTTGTCGCAACGTTTCTTTTTTACGCTTTTGCGCAAAATGGTCTACTTTGGGCGTCATGTCCTCGTTACCGACTTCACTGCACCCATTGTTCTTTAAATGCCTACGATGCTGACCTCTATCAGAAATCATACTGCCATCAATTTGTGACCTATAAGGTGCAAACTCGGCGTGTACAAAAGACGCTGAAATAACTCGCGTCATTATCGTGTCGCAACACTCCGGCAAATTGTCATAGTCTGCCAGCTTTCTAAAGATGTCTTGCGTTGCTCCGCATTCTTTACATTTGACTTCGTACAGCGGCATTACGCAACATCCTCTGTCCACTCAATTCCTAGATACAAACTAGCGCCAGTTGGTACGGCTTGCCCGTTAAAATTAATTGCTAAAGACTCTGAAGTGCCTCTAAGAACGATAGCTTTGTCATTACGAACGCCAAACTCGTAAGATGTCGGCAGTGCTGCCGCGCCCGGCGTTGCGCTAGCGGATAAGTACGTTTTATGGGCTTCTATTGCAATGCCAGTGCCTAAGGCTGAAGGGTTTGCAGTATAGAGTTTTAATGTTGCTGTTTGCGCGTCATCGGCTGAATCTGCCTGTGCAGCGGTCACGTTAGTTGATGTACCTGCGGTGTTAGCAACGGTGCGCTTAATAATGTAATGGTCATATATGGATGCTGTCGTAGCCGTACCCACAATCTCCACTTTTGTCACGCGAATAATTTTTGTCGCAGAACCAGATATTACAAGCACGTCTGTAGCGGTTGCCACAGGTGTAATGTCCTGCGCAACATATCGAAAAGTGGCGCGTGTACCGTTGGTGCTTATGCCTACAACGTTGCCGTCGGCTCTTGCAGCGACTGGAACACCAGTGCTACTGACAGCGGATATAATTTCGTACCCCATTTTAATCTCCAATCATAATAGTAAAAGTATGGCTTCTTCGTCGTCACGCTCGTCTTCAAGCATTTGCGCGATAGCAAGCTCTAGTGCAGCTTTTTCAGTTTCCATGCGGAGGATTGCTTCATAATCCTCAACAAAAGTAACAGGCTTTTCTTCAACTTTAGGTGCAACCTTAGCCTTTGGTTTAGGCTCTCCAGTAACTGCTTCAACGGCGTCTTCAATTGCTTTTTTAACGTCGGCGCTGTTGTTTTTGTATTCTTTTTTCTTGGCTTTTAAGCCGCCGCGTCTATTGTCAATTAAAAACGGCGGTGTTTCTGAGCCTGTAGCTACAAATGTAATATCGTCTAACGTAACGGCTAATACGCCCGTTTGAACTTCATTGCCTGTAGCAGTAAAGATGATGTCCGCTAACGTAACGGCTAATGTGCCGTTG